ACTTCGGGGCCATCTCCTTCTTGAACTTCGCCTGCGCCCTCTGCTCATTGCCGACAGCGGAGACGATTTGCGCGGCCTTGAGGTTATTGTCGAGCGTCTCTTTCTCCACCTCGGCGTGTGCCTTCGCTGCGTCCGCGAGCGCCTGCCGGCGGGTCATCTCGAGCTTCATCGCCGTCGAGCCGGCCGGGTCGAACTGCGCCATCTCAGCGGCGAGCATCGAGGGGAGGCGCTGCTTCCAGGCGAGGTTGACTGCCTGCTCGGCCTTGTAGAGGTCCCCGTGCAAGGCGAGTTCGTCGCCGAGGATGCTGGCCTGCTTACCCAGGGACGCGAACCCTGTCTGGATCTCGGCCTTCTGCTTGGCCAGGTCTTTGTCGAACTCACCATTCAGGGCCAGGAGGCCGTGCATGGGCGAAATGAGGCCGATGGCGATGGCCTTGATGAGCCCGACGACCTTTCCGGCGTCCCACTCCCCGGAGAAAAAGCCTTCCGGCTTCCGATTGGCGTACTCATCCGCTCGTGCGCGAAGAGCAGTCATGTCCGACTGCGTCTGCGCGACGGCATTCTTGAACGTGGTCGCGGCGTCCGCCTGAGAGGCGGCGAGTTTGTCCTCCTCCTCGGCGCGTCGGCGACCGAACTCTGCGTCGTAGGCCAGTTGCTTCTTTGCGGCTTCCTCGGCGAGGTCCACGCTGCTGAGGCCGGCAAGCCGTTCGCGCTCCTTCTCGACCGGGTCTGCTTCCTCCTCGGGCACTGCCTGCGGGGACGGCGTCTGCGGAACCGGTGGGGCTGGCGACTGGGGGGCGAACGCTTCGTCGAGCGCAGACTGCGGAGGCGGCGTCTCGAAGTTCGCCGGCAGGGCCAGATTCGCGGCCTGTGGCTCCGGTATCTGGGGGCCGAAGTGCGCCTCCATCGCTGCCTGGATGTCCGGGTCGAGCGGCGGGCGCGCCTCCGGCTGGACCGGTGCCTCGGGTGGCAGGTCCTGTGCGCTCTGCTCGAAGTCGGAGATGGCTACCTGTTCCGGCGGTGGTTCCTGAACCGGGGCCTGCCCCTCTTCATCGAGCGGAGGGAGGATGTAGGGCTCGAAGGCCACCTAGCCGCCGCCCTGACTGGCCCGTGCAAAGCTGCCGAGTCCGCCCAAGAGCGTCTCCGCCCCGGTCGGAGTTCCCTTGTCCGCCCCGTAACGACCGGTTCCAGCCGCCACGATGCCGCCGTAGCCCGAGAGGGCGTTCTGCCGGCTCTGGAGGGCCGCCTGGAGCTCCTGCTGGCGCTGCTGCATCAGCATGTTCGCGAGCCCCTGGTGCGCCATCTGGCGCTCCTGAAGACCGGCGAGAGCCTGCTGGCCGGCCATCCCCGAAGCCGCTCGTCCGGCGTTCATCATCGCGGCACGAGCAGCCATAGGAGCCATCCCGGGTCGAGCGGAGGCGGCCATGGACATCTGACCCGCGATGTTCTGCTGGAGACCCTGGCGAAGCTGCTCAGCGGAGACCGAGTCCTGCCCCGAGGCGAGGCGGCGGAGGTAGCTTCTCTCCGCTCCAGCCTCCTTGCCGAGCGAGCCGAAGTTGCCCTGTGACAGGTCGGCGAAGTTGCTCGACTGCTGCGCCTGTCCGCCCAGCTTTCCGCCCGGGTCGATTTCGCTGTACTGGCTTTCGCGCTCGAATGGACCCGTGGCGATGCCAGTCAGCTTCTTGATGCCGCCGCCAATCGTGCCGAGGGGGTCGTCGAAGAATCCCATGGGTCAGCTCCTCTGTGCCGGCGGGATGTTCCTCGCCGGTCCGCGCATGATTCCAACCACGAGGCTGAGGTCCGTCAGCTTCAAGCCCTCGCCAGCTGGTGAGTTCGTCGTCGAGCCGACCGCGAAGTCTTTAAACGAGACCTTCACGGCACGGCACATCTGGTAGCTGGAAGTGACTCCGACCCTGACCGTCTCAATCTTCCCGACGGTCGTCGGGGTCGCCGTCCAGTAGTCGGTGACGATCCAGTTAGGCCCCGACGCATCCGACTCGTCGCCGTCCACGGCGATACGGGTCCGCACATCGTGGGCACTTCTGTATTCGCCAGTCAGGATGACTTCACGGCAGCGCTGGAAGCCGCCCCAGCCAGCCAAGCGGATCCACCCGGTCTCCACTTCGAGGCTGTAGTCCGTCGCGCTGTACGTGGACTGCTCGGCCTTGACCGCGCTCGAACTGGCGTAGTGATAGGTGCCGCCCCAGATGGCCGCGGAGACACCGTCGGCGATGGTCCACTCCGACCACTGCCCGGCCGGGCTGGATTCCGACGGGACGCTGTAGTCGAGTACCAGCATCCGCGCGGAGGACATCAGGCAGCGCACCTGATGTTTGCTCTCCATCACGTGGACCGCGACCACCGTGTCCGAGTCGAATGCCGCAACGGGGCGTCCGATGTAGTCCACGCCCCAGCCCTTGTTGAGGAGGTACCACCCCTTCGAGCTCTTGAAAACGAGCCCCTGCGGGGTGAGCGCGATCGACTCATGGGTGACCGCTCCGCAGTCGGCCGACAGGAGGCGCGGCGGGCCATAGTTCTGCCCCTGCCCGGTGTTGTCGTACCCGTCCCCAGGAACCGCGAACACGGCCGTCTCGCAGAAGACGATGAGCGTCTCGTTCAGGAAGCCGAGCCCGGTGATGTCTCCGCCGATCGGCGGGACATCGACGGCCAGCGCTTCGTGGAACTGCGCTACCTCACCTTCCCCCCGAAGCTTCGAGTAGACGACCCGGTATGGGTTGTCAGAGACCCCAGCGAGAAAGAGCCTGTCCTGCGAGGCAACGATGATGCTGGCCGGCGGAGGGGCGAGGTTCTCTAGAACGCCGTTGTTCTCTGGAAACGCTTCCTTGGTCGTCAGTGTCGCATCGGCGAAGTCGTCAACGAGGGTCGTCGCCCCGGCGGCATTCGGCACGTAGGCGTTCGCCCCCGTGACGGCAGTTGGGTCTTGACTGGTGACCAGGTACATGGGCGCCGAGTCCGCAGGGTTCTTCGGCGTGCGCCAAACCTCCTGGCATGAGTTCGTCTTGTGGGTCGATTGCGGCGCCGGGTCGATGACGAGAACCACCTGCTTACTCGCGGCGATCGTCGCCGTGTCGGTCGAGACCATGGTCGAGCGGTCGCGCTCGCCCTGGGCGTTGTCCCAGCGATAGGTAGAGCCCCACGTGTAATCGCCCGCCTCCAGGTTCCCGGCGACCGCAGAACTGAGATAGATGAACTGCCATGGGAATAGGTGCCAGCCGCACTCCACAAGGTTCGTTCCGTCGTATGCGCGGACTTCCCCGCCGGTGACGTAGAGCGTCTGGCCCAGACGGACACAGCGACGGGCCTCATTCGAGTCCATCTCGACCGTGATGTCTCGTGGGGCCCGGTCGGAGTAACCAGAGTGCTTCGACGAAATCTCGATGACCCGTCTTTCGCCCCCGCACCATGCGTAGGTGTTCGAGGCGATGTTCTGCACGCCCGGCAAATGGCCGATGACAGAACGAAAGCCCGCGGCTTTGTGCGTGGCGGCCTTGGCAATGAGGAGCCCGTCGTCCCTCCAGAGGAAGTAGGTGTTTTGCAGCTGTGCGCGGAACGAAAGAGAGCCCGACGCCCCTACCGATGAACTCTCGAGCGCGAAGACCACATTGAAGAAGACGCGGCCGTTATGGTCGAAGGGGCGAGATGCCAGGGAGAAGTTGGTCGCCAGGGTCGTCTCGGTTCCCGCCGCCCCGGCGTTGTCGATGGTGTTCGTCTCAGTCTGGTAGGTCGCATCCCCCGAGACAGTCTCCCCAGCAGTCCAGAAGACGTGACAGGAGTACTGCCCGGCAACCTGGACCGAGCGGTAGCAGGCGGTAATCTGGTTGACGGTCGCAGCGCTTGCAGTCCCTAGCGAGACGTCGGTCGAAACGTTGCCAAGGGTGGTCGCGTTGAGAACCTCCGCCCTGATGGCGGTCGCGTTGGCACGCGCAACGACGACCTTGTTTGCCCCTCCAGGGGAGACCGCGACGGCGATCGGGCCGTCACACGTGAACGCCTTGTTCGATGACGTGATGGCGAGCGCCGAGGTGACGAAGCCGACCGTGTAGGACGTCGTTACCTGTCGGCGGCAGGCGAAGTACGCCTGAGTCCCGTCCGAGACTGCGTCGTAATAGGTGTTGAAGCTGGCAGCCGCCAGGACAGTCGTCGCTGCGGTCGTCAGGTCGGTCGCCAACTGCCCAGGGGTGAGGCTAAGGACAACCAGGTTCGTACTGGAGTCCACGAAGAAAAGGAGCGCCTTCGAAGCCAGGGCGACGAGGCGGGGGCGGTCGATTCCGGTGACTCCGCCTGAACTCGGCTGGGTGGCCGCCAGAATCGTCGCCCCGGTCGTCTTGTCTTCGGCGGCGACGTACACCTTGCGACTGGTCGCCGTAGCGTGGTTCCGCACCCAACAGCGGAGGACGCAGTTGCCGACCTCGCAGCGGTCGGTTTCGATCTGCTCGGTGGGGTCTACGTTGACTGACCGCTCGGTGACCTTCGGGGCGAGATAAGTCGCCTTGAGCACCCACGCGCTGTCTCGGGCCGACCAGCTGTAGAGCCCCTCGGCGGTGAAGGCGAGCCGCTCGTCGCCGTTCCGCTCGATGTGCCGGATGCCCGAGAGCGTTCCACCCCCAAGGATGTTCACGCCGATCGAGGAGTAGGGCTTCCGCTTCTGGATACCGCCCACCTCGTCGAACTCGGCGTTCTTGCAGACGGCAAGGGACGGCGGCTTCAGCGCGCGGGGGTCGGACTTGGTATCAAGCCCCGCCGCCAGCGGCATCGACCATGTGTCTTTCAGTAGAGCCATCTCAGACAGCCCAGACAGTCACCTTCAGATCCACGGTGAAACCGGTCGCCTTGAGGACAGACGTCTGCTTGGTATCGACGCCAATCGTGTTGATTTCGGTGACGTCGAGTAGACGTCCACTCGTCGCCCCGCTGACCGACTGCCGAGGCACCGCCAGGAACAGCGCCGCTCGATGACCGAGGCCGTGATGGACCGGGGTCTCGACAGCATCAGCAAGAACGACGTCGCGGACGATGACCCCGCGAACGATCGGCACCCCCTGAAGTTCAGAGAGCGCCGCATGGAACGCCCGGAGGAGCCGGTCCACCTCCTCGAAGGAGGAGACGCGCGAGATGATGGCGTTGACCAGGCCCTTCTTCATGGCGGATTGAAGCGGAACGAGCCCGGGTCGTAGGCCGACAGGTCTTCGATGTCGTCCTGAATGATTCGCCGGCTCATGTTTTCAAACGCGCGGAGCTGCGCGTCGTCCTGCACCCTCAACCGAGCCGCTTCTCTCTCCGCCTGCGCCACCCGCGTATCCAGGTCGAGTTTGTCCCGGATGTAGAAGACGACCGTCCAGATGAGGAACTCCTCGCCGTCGAGGGTCGCCATCTCGATGAGCGTGCCGTCCGCAGCCGTGGAGATGTCAGTTGGCTGCGGGATGTACACGTGGTAGTAGGTCTGCCCGGTCGGAGGGGTCGGGTAGAGGACGACGTTGGTTCCGATGACGTCGTATGCGCACGCGCTCTGCCCCGAATTGCCCGAGTAGAGCGCGCGCTCAGGCCGCATCAGCTTGGTGAGCGGCCTCCTGCGTCCCTGTGAATCGACGAGGTACTCGACTCCAACAGTCCACAGGTGGTCCGACGGCAGGGCGTACGTCGCGCCCCCCGTCGTTGAAATGGTAGCCTCGGTGTCGAAGTAGCCGACGCCGGGCTTGGCGAGCTCGCCATAGAGCTGCCGGTAGCCCCTGTCTACGAGAATCTTCGTCGTGGCACTGGAGATGACCGTTTGGCTCTCCAGGTCAGCGGCGGTTAGACAGCGAGTTACCAGCTCGCTCATGGCGACAGTTCTGCTCATTGCTTACAGGAGACCCGTGGTCTCAGCCCCGAAGGTCACGCGACACGTGATCCACTCGAGCGCTGCCAAGTCATGCGCTGCATCCGAGGCGTTGTAGAGCGTGAACGACAGCGTGAAAGCGGTCGTCGAGTACGCTCCGAACACCACCGTGTGACCGGCAACGTCGCCGGGCGTGGTTGCGGCAAGCCCGGCCGACGCTCCGATGAACGTGCCCGGGTTCTCCGACCAGGTCAGAAGGTACGCACCCGCGCCGGTGCGCGTCACTGCCACGCCAGGCCCGTAGACCTTGGTGATAGCCGTGACGCCACCGACGGAACGGATGATGTGGTCCTTCTGGCCCGGGTTAGTGCTCTGATGGGGGAAAGCGTCCTGCATGGTTCAGCGCTCCCACCAGCCAGCCCACACCTTGTAGACGGCCGCCGCAGACTGCGAGGGCGCGTAGAGGTGAAGGGCGAACTGGTCAGTCGGCCCCAAGATGACGGGCGGCATCGCGATGATGTGGTGCGTCGTCGCGGTGGCCACCACGTTGTTCTCCTGCCAGTCCTGGCCGAACTTGAACGTGTACTTGTCCCCGGTGATCGCAATTGCCGGGCGGAACACGCCATGGCCCATCTTTCGCTGACTGGCCGAGGCCGCCGCCAGAACCGGCGCCCCGCCCTTCACGGTGCACACAGTCGAACGGCTCGACTGCATGTTCGGATTCACAACGGTGAGGTCGGTGCCGCCAGAGCTGAGCCGGGTCGCCCCGGTGTCGCACTCTGCCGCCCAGTTGTCGCTGGTCCCGTTGGCGCCCGCCGTGATGACCTGGATGTGGATGACGTCCAGCACGACGCGGAGTCCGGTAGCGCCGGCATCCGTGTTGCGCATGAAGAGAAACGCCTTCGTGTACAGGTCGGCAAGCACCGGCGCCGCGTGGCCCGCGAGGGTCGTCGAGGCGTCGATGGTCGGGTTCTGCGCGAAGAAGTACGTGCCCTCCTCGCACAGCTGGTTGCGGTCGAGCGGCTTGGTGACCAGCTCGCCGCGATGGGTCGCGCGGAGTCCGACCGGCGCGTTGTTGCTGTAGTTGCCGGGAAGGTCCCGATGGACCTCGCCCCATGCCTTGCGGTCTTCGAGTGCCATGGTCGTCTAGTCCTTTCCTCAGACCGCGACCACGCACCATCGCGACGGGTCGTACACGATGGGCTGGGCCATGGAGCGCGCACGGATTTCGATACCGTCCGCAGTGGACTGCCGAAGCGACGGCTTGCCGTCGTCCCGGATGATGTGGACGTAGGGCTCCGAGTGCATGATGACCCCGGTGCTCAGGTCGCCGACGTAGCAGCGATCGATCGGGCAGTCCGGGTCCGCGTACAGACGGCACGTACCCATCGGGGACGCGACGTTGATGTACTCGAAGCCGTAGGTCGCGGAGCCGCCGCCACCGTCGTACTCGATCTTCGCGCCCATCCGGCGAATCGCCGTCCAGACGTTGATCGGGTTCGCGAACGCCTTGTAGCCCTGCTCGTTGCGGCGCTTCGAACCGATCTTCACCATCGCCAGCCCGATGTTTTCCTCGAGCGGTGCGCTGGTGTTGTTGATGCGCGAGCCAGCCAGGAGGCTGGTGTGCACCGAGCGATCCACCCCGCGGAAGCTCTCCGAGGCCGACGGAGCGGTCAGGGGGAACAGCTGCGAGAGACCATCCACGCAGGTCGCCGGGTCGCCGGCAACGAACATGTAGTCGTTGTCCGTGAACGACGAGATGGCCGCGGCACTGGTGAGCGTCACGGTCCCGTTGTCCTCGTCCACCGACGTGACGGTGGTGTCACCAGAGCGCGGCGAGGAGCCGTCCGAGTTGGCGGAGGCTCCGACGGTCATCCCGACCTTGAAGTTGCGCGCGTCGTGCGCGCTAGTCAGGGTGATGACGTTCGTCGAAGCCGACGACCGACGCCCGCGGATACCGTTCGCACGGTACATGTCGAAGGCGAGGTGGTCGTACATCTCCTCGAGAACGCCGTCGGTCTCGTGGGTGACCAGGTCCACCTTGGCGCCGCGCGAACCCGCGCGGGCCATCGAGGGACCATGGATGGTGATGACGCCGTACTTGAGAGCCGGGGTCGTCGCGAACTGGACGCCCTTGCTGTTGGCGGAGTCACCCTGGGTGGTGGCGAAGGTTCCGCCGACGCTGGCCGGGTTTCCATACCGGACCATGTAGCGGAAGTCCTCACCGGTGAGACCCAGCTCCTTCGAGAGCATCCTGCTGAGCGGATGGTCCCGGGTGGCTGCGTCGGTGATGGAGCCGTCCGCGTACTTCCGCATGAAGATGTACGCGACGGTTGAGGTGTCAGAGGCCACGACAGTGTCTTTCTGCCGCTGGCCGCCATGTCAGTTAGTTCCGGTCGAGGGCCTCCAGCTCTTTCAGGAGCTGTTCCTTCGTCGGCGGCGGCGCATCAGGCGGCGGTGATTTGTTGTTTCCGTTCACTGCTGTCTTGGCCGTCTTGCGCTCGCCGGCTTCTTGGGTTTTGGTCTTCGGGTTGGCACCGTTGGTGCCGGTTGGCTTCGCCTTGGGCGAAGCCTTGGGAAGGTCGATTCCGCGAGCACGAAGCTCGGCGGCCTCCACCTCTTCAAGCTTGGCAATCACCTCGCTCACAGCCGGGGTCTCTCCGGTCTGCTTGCGGATGTAGTCGATGGCCGACCGAATGCGGCCCTCGGTGAACTCGGGGTTCGACGCCATCATTTTCTTTAGGACGGGCGTCTTGTCGGAGATGAGCGTGGTCGCTTTGGCGACGGCCTTCTCGACCATCTGCTCGGCGCGCATCTCCGAAATCATGCTCTTGGTCTCGGCCAGTTCCTTCTCGAAAGCCGATGCCTTGGTCGCCGTCTCGCGGGCGCGCATCCGCTCGGCGCGCTGGACCTTGTACTTCGGATCGTCGTGCCCCTTAGCCTCGAGATAGAGCTGCTCGGCAGCGTGGAGGAGGTCGTCCTTGTCCCAGCCGAGCTCCGATGCGAGGGCCAGCGGGTCAACCCGGGCGCGGTCCAGAAGCTTCTCGACTCGCTCAGCCTTCTCGATGCGCGGCTTGACCTGCGACTCGAACTCGCGGTGGCGGTCCTGAAGGAGCCGCTCGGCTTCCTGCCGCTCCTGGGCGAGGCGGGCCTTCGACTCCTTCTCGGCCTTCTGGATAGCCTCAATGCGCTTGGCGGCTACCGGGTCGGGCGGATCGGCGGGCTCGTCGTCGGACGGCTCGTCCTCGACTTCAGCATCAGCCTCCTCATCGGGTACTTCGTCGGCAGCCTCATCGCCATCAGCCGGAGGAGTCTCTCCGTCGCCCTCTGCGTCGGGGGCAGCAGCAGGTTCCGCACTGGCCTTCTCCTTCGGCTTCTCCTCCCCCTTGGCCTGCTTCGCGAGATACGCGGTGGCCGGGTCGGACTCGCCAAACTCATCCATCTCGGCAACGAGGTCCGCTGTCGAGGGCCCAATCTTCAGGTCGGACGGCGGTGCGCCGTTAACCGGGGTGTCGTTCGGTTCGCTCATCTGGTCCTATTGCACGAGTGCTAGTGGAGAGACGCCGGCGCCGGTCATGGTCGGGCCTGCCTCGGCCTGCCCGGGCATCGGAGTCGCCGGCAGGGCAGCCGATTCGGCCGCCATCGGATCGCCTGCGGCCATCGGCGCCACCTGCGGAGCCGTGGCTTCGGACTGCGCAACCATCCACGATGCCGTGTCGACGAACTGGCGGATGATTTCGAGGATGTTCTCCGGCGCCCCGTCGTCGTCGGCCTTCTGGAGGGTCATTGTTCCTCTCCAGACAGCCATGCGGAGATTCATGTACGGCTCGGGGGTGATGAAGTTCCCATCGAGCCCCTCGTCGAGTACGCGGATGATGTGGTCGAGAGAGGCCGTGAAGATGGAGATGGTCTCCTCGGTGTCCCGCGTCCGCATGAGGCGGCGGGCCTCGTCCTGGGAGATGACACCCGCCTGGGCCCATTCGAGCGCAAGTTGGAGACGCCCCGCAGGAGTCTTCGACAGGTCCGAGGCGGCCTGCATCTGGATACGGGCCTCGCCCATGTCCACGTCGGACCACTTGATTTTCTTTGCCCCGAAGCGGCTCTTGCGGAAGACCTCCGGCGCTTTCGCCCCGAGTTCCTTCGCGCACTCGAGGAGGCGGAGTGTGATGTCGAGCTGGAACTCCTCGTAGCGCTTCTCCTGCTGAGAGAACCGCTGGGAAGTCGAGTCGCGGTACTCGCGAAGAGCTGCGCCTGAGTCGAAACCGGCCGGCTTGGCAGCGTGGGCAGCCATCTCGGAGACGCCAGCCTCGTGGAAGGCGGACTGACGCAGGTCGTTCCTGCGGTTCGTGAGGTCCGGGCTGACAGCCGGTGGAATGACCGTGCGCGGCGGCTCCGTCTTGTACAGGCCCAAGGGTCCATACCGAGGGACCGTCTTGACGATGAGGTTGGCCTCCTGAACCCGAGCCCATGTCATCGGGAAGGCGAACTGGTCGATACAGCGGTCCTGCTGGATGTTCAGCTTGTTGTTCGCGCGCTGATGACCAGCGATGCGCTCGGCGAGGCCGATGCCGTACCAGCCTGCATCCTTGTCCGACCAGCGGATGACCGCGATCGGGAAGTAATCCTTGTGCCACTTGTCATCGAGGAGGTCGAAGCCGTCGCAGACGATGGTGTGACGACCGGGCTTGTACCCCTTCTTCCCCTTCACCCCGATGGGCCGGTACCAGGACTCGACAATGACCACCTCGTCGCGATTGAGCGGGCGGTAGTCAGCCCAGTACCGGTCAGCCTTCAGGTCTCCACGGCCAGAGGCGGAGCGAATCGCAGCAGCCGCCTGCTCGCCAGGGAACCGGGCGAGGGCCTCGTCCTCCGAGAGGACTTCGCGGTAGTGCATCTGCCGCGGCTCTCGGCCGTCACGGCACTCGGTCTCATCGACCACGACGTTATCGATGAGCAGCCGCTCGCAGCGGATCCGGTCGAACTCATCGACCCACACCTTGACCGGGCCGGTGCCTTTCAGGGCGCAGTCCTTGAAGCCTCTCCGGCCCTTGTCGGCGGCACCGACCAGCCTGCGAAGGCCCTCGGCGTAGAACTCGAGGTAGCGAGCTCGCCGCTGAGTCTCCCAATCACCATCGTCCGGGGTGAACCGGGCAGACACGTCCGAAGCAGCAATCGCTGCGTAGACGGTGTCCACGTTCGAGGCAATGAAGTTCTCCGTGACCTGCGAATCGACTCGGGTCGAACGCTCGTCCACGTCGGACGGCATCCGGCCGTTGTTCGGGTCGTAGAGGTACGAGAGGCGGAGGAAGCGATTAAAGGTCTCGAGCTGCGCCTGCTCGATGGACGCAACGTGGTCGAGCACCTTCTTGTGGACGGCGCCCTTCTCCGCGTCCTGCCACGCCGGGTCGCGGCCCTTCACTGCTTCGTCCTAAGCTTGAAGCCGGGGACCACTCCGCCCGGGAACGTGCGCGGGTCGCTCAGGGCGTCAGGGTGCTCGAGGCTGTCGTCTTCCTCGTTGTCATCCCCGGAGACCTTCGGCTCGTGCGGCGCCAGTTCCACAGTGACCCCGCCCGGCAATCCAAGCTTCAGCAGACCTGCCTCACGCATGGCAGGTGCCTTGGCGATGAGGGTGTCGAGAAGTGCTGAGAGATCAGAAGCCATCGCTATCGAAATCGTCGTACGGGCTTGCGGCGTACAGGTCCGCGTAAGGGTCTTTCGGCTTGTCCCAGGGGAGCCGGGTTGGGTCTCGGTCTTTCACCGGGAAGTACGGCTCCGTCTCTGGCTCCGATTCGGCCAGGAGGTGGCGGGCGATGCGACGAGCGTAGGTAGCTGCGTCCGCGCAGTCGTTCCTCGCCCCCTTGTCCTCCTTGAGTTCCCCGTTCTCGCCTAGAACCCACTGGAGACCGCTAAACTGTTCTTCAAGCTTGCTCCCCTTGAGAACCTTCATGCGCCCGTCTTGCAGGTCGCCGTTGGTTAGTTCGATGGAGTCGAGTTTGTCGCCCTGCTTTCGCGGAGCCGACTCGACCTTGATGCCGTACGTGTTCAGAAGCTCGTCGATGAGCGTCTGCGCTGAGCCGTCTATCGCAATCCCGTCAGGCCAGCCGGTCTGCCCGATGAGTCCCTTCGGGTTCTCCACGTCGAGGTCAGGGCCGACGAGCAGCGCCGCGATGGTCCGCGCGTACTGCCCACGCTTCTCGAACTCGTAGACGTGCCACAGAGTCTTCGATGGGTCAGTCGGGGAGTAGGCAAAGATTTCGATCGCCGTGGGGTCCTTCGAGCCGACGTCGATGCCGTAGGCGAAACACCATTCCGCGGTGAAACCTGGGGGCTTCTTGATGAGCCCGGCCTGCGGGTCCTTCTCCTGATTCCACTCGCCCCACTGGTTCCACTGCGCACCCGAATCATCGTGCGGGCGGTAGCGGTAGATTCGCTCGGTATCCGCCCGAGACCACCTGCCGAGGTACTCCCTCTGCCAGGTCGGGTGGTCGTCCGACCACTTGTTCTTCGCCTTCTTCTCGAGGGCGTTTCGCCAAAGGCCCTTTGCGGCGGGGACCCCAGCCTCAACGGCATCGGGGAGCGTCCAGTCATGGAACGACCAGCCGACCCAATCGGGGTACTCGTCTCGCTTGTCGTACCGCCGGCTGTCCTCAGCGCCGGTCCGGGTCAGGTCGTAGAACGGCCCGAGCATGATGTGCCCGGGGGTCCCGATGAGCCCGATGGTTCCGTCGTAGTCACCGAGGCGAGGCTCGATGATGTCCTCCTTCAGGCTGCGGAGGAGAGCCGGGGGATAGGACCCGCACTCGTCAATCCAGACCTCGTGATGAGGAATGCCGCGGTACTTCTCGATGGACTTCTTATCGGAGGCGTCCGCCAACGTGAGAGTCGCGCCGTTGTGGAGGAAGACGCACTTGAGCCTGTCCTCCCAGTACTTCGCCTTGATTCCGTACTTCTCACAGAGAGCCTTGAGCGGGATCCAGAGAAGCTTCTCGGCCTGGTCCCGGGTGGTCGCGATAAACAGGCAGTTCGCATTCGGCGTCGTGAGCATCCGCCGGACGAACCGGAACATCGCCCCGGTCGTCTTGCCTCCGCCGCGCCCGACCAGCGCGCAGATGGTGTTGCTCGGGTCGAGTACAAAGTCGCGCTGCTTCGGGTGGGCCAGGTCGCCGATTCGGTCAGCCAGTGCCACCAGTTCAGCGGCGCGCTCCTCGGCTTCACATGCGGCCCACGCCTCCGAGAGGACGAGGTCTACGTTGGCGTAGAGCAATCAAAGGGGCCGGAACGCCGCCCACTCGCGCGGGAACAGCTCGACGATGGTCTCGCCCCGCTCCCCAGGGGCCGGGATGAAGGTCAACTCGAACATCTGGAGACGAGGGAGGTAGTCGATGAGCCACTGCCTCTGCCCGGGGTTGTCCTTCCGGTTGAGGTGTGACTCGTAGAGACCGCCGGGGATGTTCACGGCCTTGTTGAACTGGAGGTAGGCGCAGGCGATGCGCGGGCCGCGGGGGTCCTTCTCCTCGACGGGAACCGTCCCCTGGCGCTCGGCGACACGCTTCTCAGAGGCCGTTACGGCCGCATTAAGGGCCTGCACGTCCTCTTCGGTCAGCGCCTCTTGCTTGGCTGGCTTCATTTGCACTCTTTCTTGGGGAACCGGGCCACGAGATGCAGCCACTCTGCCCGGGGAATCTTGGCGGCAAGGTCCGATACCTCCGCCGTTCGGCAGGTGTAGTTGAAACGCTCGCGCGGGTTCACCCCGGCTGCCTTGAATAGGCCGCGGGCGATACCGTTCTGCCTCTGCCTGTGGCGAACGTAGACGTAATGCACGAGTGGCACGTCCGTACGGACCACCCGGCGCTGGTGTCTGCCCCGAACGAACTCGTTAAGGTGGATATCGTAGTCCCGCTCGACCGTAATAAAGCCATACAGGTCAGCAAGGTGGTCGGTTTCGCCCGGGTGATAGGCAACCCAGGTCATGCAGCCGGGCCGCTGGAGAACCTTTTTTACCTGTGGATGCATGACGGCATCCCAGTCCTCCATTGCAATCATCCCAGCAGAGCGACTGGTCCGGTAGGAAGAGGCCCAGCCGTCGATGATGAACCCCAGGTCCGCGAGGTCGGCGGGGCGGTAGGCGAGGCTCACGGGCGGAGGCCGAGCACTCGCTCGTAGTCTCGGACCGACATGGCCCACTTGCACCGCTTACAGCTCACCCGGTCCGGGTCGTTGGCAACATCCGGCCCGCTCCACGGCTTCAGGTACAGCGGGTCACCGCAGTCCCTGCATCGGGCTGTCTTCGCCGGAGGTCCCGTGTAAACGCCGCTGATGCACATCATCCCAACTCCCTCTTGATTTCCTTGCGCCGCTCCTCGGCTCGGAACTCCCTGCGCTTCTTCTTCCAGTCCGAGTAACGCATCCCGTCAGCGAGAGGCTGGGTGTTCAGCACGGCCGGATTCTCATGCGGCGCGTTGGACTTGGCATGAGAGGCAGCTGCGCCCCAGACGGTGCCGACCTTCGGGGCAGAGAGAACGCGAGCGGAGGCGACCCCGCAGGAGGGGCAGCCGTGGGAAGAGGTGTAGGCCGCCTCCGCTCGCGGTAACAGGGACTCGAACCGCCCGTGGGTTGGGCAGTCAAATTCGGCCATGAACCAGGACATCAGTCCTCGTCGTCGTCCGAGGCGAGGTCGATTTCGACGACACCGTACCTGAACGAGACGTCACTGGACGGGAGCCACAGCGGCGCCTGGACGAGCGTCTCGATACTGCTATCCCGGTACATGTACTTGTACAGGCGGTCCACGGTCTCGAGAGACAGAGCTGCGCCAGGCGATCGGCGCGGAATGAAGTCCGGCCCGTAGACCGGGGACCACCACTGCACCGGCAGCCCGTGGGCCTCCGGCGAGCAGCACTCGGTGTACCGACCATCGGCCAGCTGGACCCGGACCTGATTGCGCCGGTGGCACCGGATGACCGGTCGCCAGTCCCGCCGCTCACACTCGCACTCAGGCGCGCAGCAGGGGCAATCATGCTCCTCGTACATGCCCTCGCAGACACACTCTGGCTCGGGTACGGGATTGTCGTACTCGAACGGGCAGTGCAGCAGCGGCGCTGCCGTCTGCCTAAGTCGCCAGGTGACTGTCATGATACGAGTTCGATGTCGGGAATGTCGGCATCCAGGAGGGACCGGAAGTACTCCCTCTTGGTCACGGGAATCGAGGTGGCGATGTACTTGGCGATCGCCCTCATCCGCTGTTCCTCGGTTAGCTCAAGAGACTGCGTCTTGACCTTCTCGCCGAAGCTGCGGAGCGTCGCCAGCGCTCGAGACTGCTTGTCCAGACACCATGCCAGGTGACTGGCTAGCCGGTCGTCGTACTCCTCGCCCTCGAGCATCGACGACACCTTGGCGATGCAGGCGTCTAGCATGGCCGCGCCGCGCTCTACGGACGCCTTGGCCTGCTCGACGGCCCCGGTAAAGCTGAGGTCGGACGGCGATTCCGCCTGTTTTGGCGCGGATTTAGGCGACTTCGCCACGTAAGTGCCTCTTTTTATATGGGGATATTGAAATCGCCCGGATGCC